GAGCAGCTGAAGAATATAAGAGGTTAATCATGGGTCTTTTAGAAAAGATATTCAAGAAAAAAGAAAGAGAATCACCGCAGAGGCAGGCGGCCGAGAGTTACTTCAAAACACTCACAGCCTACCAGCCTACATTTACATCGTGGCGAGGGCAGATATATGAGAGCCTTATAGTGAGAGCGGCTATTGACGCCCGAGCGCGCCACATGAGCAAGCTCCGGGTGGTGCTCAAAGGTTCCGCTCGTCCGGCATTGCAAACTCGTCTCAGACGGGCGCCGAATGACTGGCAGACATGGAGTCAGTTCCTTTATAGGACAAGCACTATTCTCGATATGCAAAACAACGCTTTTGTTGTGCCGGTGTTTGATTCTGACGGAGTGCAGACAGGTATTTATACCGTACTTCCGTCAAGCTGTGATCTCGTCAATATTGATAATGAGATATGGATGAAGTATCGTTTTTCAAACGGCGACACGGCGGCGGTTGAATTTAAGCTGTGCGGGCTTTTGACAAAGTTTAATTACAGTCAGGACTTTTTCGGAGATAACAATGCAGCTCTTAATCAAACACTTGCGCTTCAGGACTTGCAAAACCAAGGACTTGCCGAAGCGGTGAAAGCGTCGGCGTCCTACAGGTTTATAGCTCAGGTCGACAACTTCTCTTTATCTGACGATCTGGATAAAGAGCGCAACCGCTTTAATTCCAAAAACTTCCAGAAGGAGGGAGGGGGAGGAGTTCTCCTATTCCCGAATACTTATAAAAATATAAAGCAGATCGAGAGCAAGCCCTACACCGTTCCGACGGAAGAGATAAACGCGATCAAGACCGATGTATTTAATTATTTCGGTGTAAATGAAGATATTTTGCAAGGCAAGGCGGCAGGCGATGAGCTTGACGCCTTTTTTGATTCATCAATCGAGCCGTTTGAGATACAGGCGTCTGAAGTTCTGACAAAAATGCTTTTTACACAGACAGAGCAGTCTTACGGTGCGGGTATCTATGTTGTGGCCAACAGGCTGCAATATATGAAGACCTCCGAGAAGATTGCACTGGCTCAGCAGCTGGGTGACAGAGGGATGATCACTATTAACGAAGTCCGAGAATTGTTTAATTATGAACCTCTTCCGGAAGAAATAGGGAGTCAGCTTCCTATCCGAGGCGAGTATTACTTCGCCGGAGATGAAGAAGGACGACAGAAAGCTAAGGAGGCACAGCATGAAGAAGAAGAATAGAGAATACAGACAATTTGACATAAAGGTCGAAAAGCGGAGCGAGACTGAAGCCTCCTACATGGTAGAGGGCTACGCTTCAACCTTTGAGCCTTATGTGCTCTTTACGGATGAAGACGGTGTTCAGTATAAGGAGCAGATCGAGCCGGAAGCTTTTAAGGATGCAGATATGTCAGACGTGGTCTTAAGAGTTGATCATGAAGGCATGGTGTATGCCCGAACAAGCAACGGTCGTATAGAGCTTGGGACAGATGACCACGGGCTTAAGATCAGAGCTGACTTAAGTGCTACGGCAGACGCAAGGAATCTTTATGAACATATTGCAGCAGGTGATTATCCGAAAATGTCATTTGCATTTACCGTGCCGGAGGGTGGCGACGAATACTCCCCGAAGGCACACACAAGGACCATAAAGCAGATTGCTAAGGTCTTCGACGTTTCCCCTGTTTCCTTCCCGGCCAATCCCGGGACAGAGCTGGACATTGCAACGCGTGACTACTTCAACGGAGTGATTGAGGCAGAGAAAGCGGAGAGACTGGAAGCGCAGCGCAAGCAGAGGCTCAGGCGGAAAAATGAATTACTGAAAAACACTTTATTACTAAACTCATACTGAGAGCGACAGGGCGCACATGCGTCCTTTTTTAATGCAAAGGAGGTTTTAAGATGCCTACAATTAAAGAAATCAGAGGGATGATCGCTGAAAACACCGCAAAAATGGAGGTAGTGCAGACTGAGATCAGATCCCTGGACACAGAAGTCGGCGAGGGAGATGATGAAAAGCTCACCGAGCTGGAGGGTAAGGTAAAGACCCTCAAAGAGGAAAGATCCAAGCTGGATACACAGCTTGCCCAGGCGGAAGCAGCTGCGCAGAAGCAGAGAGCTAATATATCTGCCGGCACTACTGCACCTGTATCGCTGGGCAGGGTAAATAAGACTCAGACTCTTACGGAGATAAGAAGCTCTGATGAATACAAGGAGGCTTATGCTAATTACATTAAAACAAACGATGATGCCGAATGCAGATCACTTTTAACTGATCTGGTAGACGGAACCGTCCCCATACCTACCATGATCGCAGATGCGATCGAAACAGCCTGGACGCATACCAATATCGTGCAGAGGCTTAGAAGAACCAATATCAAGGGTACCGCAAAGTATCCTTTCGAGTATTCCGCAACAGGTGCAAGCATTCATGTAGAGGGATCTCCCGCACCTGACGAAGAGGTGCTTGAGCTGGGAACAATCACCATCGAGCCGCAGACACTTAAGAAGTGGATTACCATTTCTGACGAGGTGCTTGCGCTTAAGGGTGAGCAGTTCCTTAACTACATCAATGCTGAGATCACACAAAGGATCATGGAGTTGGCTGATAAGATCGCAGTAGATACGATCAAGGCCTGCCCGGCAGCCGCTACAAAAACAGCAGCCGGCGTCCCCGTAGTTAATCAGGCAGAGATAACTTTCGCAACAATCTTTGGCGCGATGGCAGTGCTGGCAGATGGCGCGACGAGTCCCTGTGCCGTGATGAACAGGCAGACTTACTTTAATGACATCATGAGCCTGTCAGATGAGCAGGGAAGACCTATCTACAATATCGTTTCCGACAATGGAAAGCCTCAGTACTATGTCAACGGCGTAGAGGTTCTTTTTAACGAGAACCTTGAAGCCCATAAAGAGATCATAGTCGGAGATTTTAACGGTATGATCGTCAACCTACCCGAGGGTGACGGCGTTAAGTTCGTAACTGACCCGTATTCAAAGGCAGAGTTCGACCTTGTTAAGATCGTCGGTCGCATGATGGCAGGCTTCGGCGTTGTAAGGGATAAGTATTTCGCGCGCATTACTATCGGCGAGACTAACGGCGAGACTAACGGTGAAACGACAGGCGGTAATGAGGGAAACTGACACAGGAGGGTGACACACCCAAGGCTCTTGAGGATATGACAAAAGCAGAGCTTTTGACTTATGCCGAAGACAAAAATATCGAAGGTGTGACATCCTCCATGACCAAGGCTGAGATACTTGCGGCAATACAGGCGGCTGAATCCGGCGAGGATCCTGCTGCCAACACAGAAACACCATGATAAGGAGTTAAAGCAATGGCAGAGCTTGAGGAAGAGGAAATGCTGAAGGACGCTGTCAAGATGTCGCTCAGGATAACAACGGATAAATTTGATAAGGAAATAGCCTGGCTGATAGGCGCGGCTCTGGCCGACCTGCAGATGACGGACATCACAAATGTAAGCGTGGATGATATGCTGATCAGGCGCGCGGTCATTACATATTGCAAAATGAATTTCGGAACACCGGAGCCGTCCGAGTATAACCGCCTCAAGCTCTCTTACGACGAGCAAAAAGCACAGCTGTCTATGCGCAGCGGTTACACTACATGGGAGGACTCTGAGGATGCGCAATGACACAATCACTCTGATCAAAAAAACCGGTCAGAGTAATGACGCTTACGGGCGTCAGATAATCGAAGAGACGCAAACCGAAATCTTCTGTGATGTGCAATCAATACGTCAGACAGAATTCACGGAAGCCGGGAAGCTGGGTATACGCCCGGCTTTTTGTTTCGAGATTTTTGCGGAAGAGTACAACGGCGAGGAAGAGGTAGAATACCTTAATCGTCGTTTTTATGTTTACAGGACATATCGCAACAGACAGTATCCGGACAGGCTGGAGCTCTACGTTCAGGATCGATCGGGGGTGAAGAATGGCTGACAATGTAAGAGTTAAAATGGATGAATTCACGCCGGCGTTAAGCCAACTTCTAATCGATTACGGTGACGA